GTCTCCTGAAAATAACTTTGCCCAATCCTGTAAAGATAAGATTGCTACACCCTTTTTCTTAACGTCTGGTGTAGACTTCATTGTAATATTAGGTAAGTTTCTATAAGCTTTTATAAAAGCTACAAAAGAATCCTCACCACGATACGCAACTTTTACTCCTTCATTAACATACCAGTGGTAGTTTGGAGGTACAGTACCTGCATCAATATGAGTTTCCTCGAGCCAAGCATCAGAACCATATTTATTAATCACTTTAAGCTTACCAGTAGATGATAAGTGTGTAGATTTAATAACTTGGTAATTAACTTGAGTCTTGATAGGATTAGCTGTATCTTGATTATCAAGATAAATCCTTAGGTTTACTGCATCATACTCCTTTTCTCCACTTCCGAAGTCTCTCATGACTTTAGTAACGTATACAGGCTCTGTTTTAGCAGGAATTCCCATATCGTTTAACTCTTTCATTGTTGGATTTACAGCTGTTGCTGTAAAGTTTTCAATTCCTAGATAGAGTTTTCTAACGCCACCAGTTTCTTCTTGAACATTTGATAATTGCATAATTTAAAAAATTTTATTAATAAGTGTTTGTGTCGTCCATATCCATACCTAATAGGCTGTCTATGTCGTCTTGTCCACTTGTGTCAGTAACTGTCTCTAATACATCTTCAGCTTCAGTAACAACTTCTTTGTTGTGTACTTCAATCTCATTGATGTCATTAGTAATTTCTTCTACAGCTGTTGTATTGTTTGCTGCAGTAAACTTTACTAATTCAAAGACAGTCTGTCCGTCGAACTCACGGTCCGTAGCTACTATTTCTAATAATAACTCAGCTTCTAATTCTGTATTAAAAAGCCCTTTTAAAGATACAAAGTTAGTCTTATTTGAATAAGAACCATTCTTCATAACTCTAATGTTTGCTTTAGAATCAAAATTATTGGCATTAATTAAATAAACTTGATTATTTTCAGTACTGAAAGCAATCTCATTTAAATCTCCTGAAGTTAATCCAAGAATATTAAAAGCTGCATCGTTTAATGCCGCTCTAGCGTTTCCTTTAGCTTCATAAGAAGGTAATGTAATAAGTGCACTTGTAGGATGTGCATCCCTGATCTGACGATTTTTACCTAGTCCAAATTCCATGTCTTAAACTTTTGTTTTATATTCTTCAACTTTTTCTAGTACATAACCCATATCATTAGGGATGTACATGTCCTCAAACATTCCATAGGGTGCTTTTCCCCTGACTTTACCATCATATCCAGTAACAAAACGTTTCTGAATCTGTTGAGTGGTATCATCAAATATCTCATTGCCCATTAAAACCACGTTGAATTTGGCTACTGGTGTGAGATACTGGTCGACCATATTACCTACAGTCTTCATTTTGAATTTCCATTCTCCATTTACCTCATAAGCTTCTTCATGTGCAAGCACAATCACATTCTTATCAGCTTTGTGGAGTTTAGATAATTCCTTAAAGATTTGTCCTATATCATAACCTATGTTCTGAAAAGTCCCATAACCTTTAGCTTTGGCATTGTCCGCATAGTAATCTTGCATGATGAAGTTAAAATCATCAATTACAAAGTTTTCAATTCCCTTTCTATTAGTTAGGAAATGATTCAGAGTTTTAATAATCGTGCCAGGATTATTAGTTTCTAAAAAGTTACCATTAGGGTTCTTAGCACTAATCTTCTGATAATTAACAGCCCAACCTGGAAAAGGAAGGTCTTTATCAGAACAACTAATAATAAGAGTTTTAGAAGGATCTAATCCTTCAATATTAAGTCCAGGTATCTTACCTAAACTAGTTGATTTACCAAACCCGCTCTCTGCGAGTACTAAGATTTTCGACATACTAATTCGTATTTATCTTTTTTAAATGTCCCGTACTTATTAACGTGATAGTAAACAGTTCCTGGTTTTAAATCAGGATAGTTCTTGATAGCTTTACTTGGGTTCTTAAAGAATCCTACAAGTATACCATCTACAAATAATTCCCATGCTACACCATGAGTATCCAATAAGTGTTTTAACTCTGGATCAATTGAATTAGGCTTCTTTCCGAAACCTAACCATACTAATAACTTTTTAATCATTTTGTACTTGTTGTTTAGATTCTGTTACAATCTTGTTAATAATTTCCTTCCGTTCAGCTTTAGGTATTTTAGCTAATTCTTCTCTTAAGAATTCCTTACCTTTTGTGGCATGGATGTTCTTAAAATATTCATAGTCATACACTATCGCTTGTTCTTCTTTAATATCTCCTAAAAGCATTTTCTCTAGTGCTCTAGCTTTCTGAGTAACCAATTCTTGGCTCTTCTTTTGCATTTCAGCATCTAATATTTCTTTCTCTTCAGGAGACAATGAGTTAAAGATTTCAGCCATATCTTTGGCAGCTGCTTTAGCCTGATCATACTCTTCAGATTCAATGTCTAAGTCATCTCCTTCTAGAGATTCTTTAGCCATATCTGCTGTATTAATTAAGTCTTGTATCTCTTCTAAAGTCTTACGAGTTCTTGGAGATACTTCTTTAATATTAGGCTTAGTGTCTTCTGACGTTAAAGCGGCTTGGTTAAAAGTACCTGTCTTCTTTAATGTCCTTTGTGAAACACCTGATAAAGATCTAATTAAATAAATCAACTCGTTGTGTGTTAAAGATAATGGGTCTGCACCATCTCCTATTCCTAAGAGATAACGATCTTTCTGACTAACTTTAGCAAAAATTAAAGCTAAATTGCCTGTCTCGCCTAATGTGCTTCTAAACATTATTTCTGAATCATCAAATCCTGGGTGAGCATTTATTTTTTCTATCTCTTCTTTATTGTTTTCATCATTCATTTTTGTGTTACTTTTTTAATAGATTATAAAAATAATTCATATTTGGACTGGTTGCCAATGGTAGTTCCTTAAAATAAGTATAACGACCATCGAAGTATAAAGGGAGTATTTTATTAGGTGTTCCGAATCTATTCTTTAAGAGATGTAGACTTCTAAATCTATCTCCCATATCAGTAGATTTACCTTCATCGATACCATAGCCTCTAAATTCAGGTAGATTAAACATATCTGGTGAAAATAGACCTAAAGAGACATAATCATCTCTACCTATCTCCTTATTATTAGCTAATCCTTCTAGTGAGGGTAATACCTTATTAATAATACTTGTTCCTTTATAATTATACTGTTCTTTTGCAGAATCTAAAGCTTGTTGTTGGACGTTTAATACCGACCACTTCCATTCTTTAGCTAATATTCTTCTACAATAGTGAGTATGCCATTTGGCCATAGATTGTTGCTTTGACATAAAAGTTTTAGACACTTCATTGTACTCCGGATCTAGCAAGCTAATATGGTCCGTAACAACTAAAGTAATTTGTTGCTTATCATTTGGAATGTATTGTTTGTCATTCCCTTCCTCGTCTTTAACAAACGTACCCCATTTCTCTGCAAATCTTCTACAAGTATTGTAGAGATCAGAAGGTTTATATCTGTTATCAATTACTTCAATGTTATTGATTAGATTAGCCATTGCTACTTCAGTAGCCTTAATTGCATCTAATTGCTTTTTGTCAATTGCTGTAGTACTATGTCCTGATAATGAGAATCTATTTAAATTAACCTTGTGAATTCTTCTCGCTAGGTGAATAAATAAACTATCCAGGAACTCTTCCTTACTCTCCTCTAAGGCAAAGTATAGAACTTTAAAGTTTATCTTATGCTTGATTGCATATAACATAGTCTGATATACAAAAAGAAACTTTGATATTTGTGTTTTACCAACACCCATATGGCTAGTTACTTTGTACATAATCCCAGGAACAATTCCCGGGATATACTTACTAAGTTTGTCAAACCCGTAAAAAGGTACATAGTTAAAGCTATTGCTTTCTATTCTCCTTTTATTTTCCTCGTATTCTTTAATACGTTTCTGTATGGCCGACCTATGCATTACATAAAGTCTTTATAGTTCTCATCCTTCTTTTCATCTAACAGATAAGCATAGTTATCATAGTCACCTTGGTTTAACCATGTTTCCATATTGTGTATGTACTCCATGCTTCCACTTTTACGTCTCCATGTTAACT